ATGGTCGATCTGTCACCGTCGAAATATCTGCCAGATCAACAATTGGAGAGTTCGGGACTGACTTTGGTCAAATGTACCTGGACGCAAATGACCCTGGTGCGGATATAGATCAGGGTGAAGATGAACGCTCTATTTGGGTTGACGAGAAATTTACTGTTGTCAACTCAAATGGAGACTTCGAAGTTGGCGAAACTTTTGAAATCACCAAAGGAGTCAACAATGACTTTAGCCGCCACGCTAATAACCTAGAAGAGTTTGAAGATCGTCCTGTTACGCCTTACAGCTCTGTGACTTTTGCCTTCGTCATAACAGCTGTTGGCACTGAATATACGGAACAGTTGCAGCGCGGCGAGCGTGTGTTTGAGGGTGCAACTCAAGTAGCAGATTGCAGCCATTACACCGAACTTACAAAATCGAACGATTCAGGTCCTGAGCATGAAGTGGTTTATGTCAATGAATACATCCACAATGAAAGCTTGGCGCAGTACAACGGTATGTCCACGATTGGATTTACCGTCAAGTCAACTGGTGAAGTTTCAGACATTAGTCAGCTGAGGCTTTGGGCAGCGACTGGAATCCCCGTCACTCGTTTGATTGAAGGCGACAATGCCCCGAGCAATCTTTTTGCTGATCTTGTTTTTTATCTGCTGTCTAACAAGACCCAAGGCGTTGGCAACGTTGTGCCCAGCGAGTTGATTGATGAGGATTCGCTTAGGACGACTGCACGTTTCTTGCGTGCCAATCGTATTTTCTATGATGGCGTCCTTGAAGACAGCGAAAGCTTCCGCAGCTTCCTGTATGACAATGCAGCGTTACAGCTGTGCAACTTTACGATCAAGAATGGTCGTTTTGGAATGCAGCCTGCATTGCCATTCGACTCAAGCCACAAAATCAGCTTGGAGCCAATTCAGGTCGAGCAAATTTTTACCGCAGGCAACATCATCGAAGATTCATTGCAACTGCAATACATCGATATCTCGCAGCGTTCAAATATTCAAGCGGTTGTGACTTGGCGCGTGACTGTGCAGAACGACCTGCCGTATCAGGCAACCGCATTGATGCACTGGTCAGACCTGCCCATTAATCAGAGAGCAGCTACTAAGCAAGCGTTTGACCTCAGCGAGTTTTGCACAAACCGCGAACAGGCTTTGAAGACTGCAAGGTTCCTGCTAAGCACTCGTCGCAGGATTACTAAAACAGTCAGCTTTAAAACCGTGCCTGACGCTTTAGGTGTTCAGCCTGGTTCGTATATCCGCGTGATCACAGAAGCCAGCACCTACAACTCCACAGCAAATGGATCGATCACAGATGCAGGAACGCTAGTCAGCATCACCAGCATTGCTGATGGAACGTACAACGCCTTGATCTACAAGCCAAGCACGTCAGAAGTCATTGAGACTGACCTGACGATTGCAAGCAATCAAGTCAGCGATTCATCGTTCCATGGGTCACTGTTCACATTGCTTGGCGCTGACACGGACTACAGCGTTTATCAGATTGAGTCGTTGAATCTTGAAGAGGATGGCTTGGTGTCCATTAGCGCGGTCGAAGTGCCTACGGATGCGTCTGGCGTTAGCATCGTGGCTAAGGACGTTTTGACGCCGGGCAACTTTACGGTGCTTGAGTGATGGCTTTTCCGTCGTTGACGCCAACAGGCCGTCAGTTCACACCAGGGAACTTTCCCAGCAAGACCTATAACTCACAATCTGGGGCAGAGGTGCGGATCCTGTATGGATCACGGCGCGTCAACGCCAAGTTGAGCCTGTCCTATGCAAACGTGACTGATGCTAATGCTGAATCGTTTTTGAACGATTACAGCGACCAGCTGGGCACGTTCCGCACATTCACGTTGCCGTCAGCCGTTTTTGAGGGCTGGTCTGGAACGGCTTCAACCCTAGATGCCCCAGCAGGCACGAAATGGCGTTATGAGGCTGAGCCACAGGTGCAGGCAGTGCGTCCAGGTATTAGCAGCGTTACAGTGTCATTACGAGCGGTGGCGTAATGGCAAAGGTTTACACCGGCAGAGATGGCGTAATGCAGCTGTCTGGCACGACCCTCGCCAAGGTTGTGAGTTTTCAGCTGCAGGCAAATCTAGAAACTCTTGAAACCACTACGCTCAACGAAAATATTCGTAGTTACACCCCAGGAATTTCTGGCTATAGCGGCAGCGCAACGTTGTTGTATTACAAAGACAGCAGCAACAATATCAATACAACTGATCTGCTGAACAAGCTTTACAAGACCGGCACGACTGGCGTTAGCAGCTCCGACACCGTTGAGCTGACCTTTCGTTGGGTTGATGGAGCGGATAACAACGACATCAAGCTGACTGCCTACATCACTAGTGCAAGTATTGGTGCTGCGACTGGTGACATCGTAAGAGCAGAGGTCAGCTTCCAAGGCACTGGGGCTCTCTCTACGGTGACAATCTCATGAGTGTTTATCTAGGCACTTTTGGCGAGGTTGAACTCAAGCGTGAGTTTGATGGAAGCGACCTGCAGTCGACGATCAACCCGTCAGATGTAAACGCAACAAAAAAGCGTTTCAGCTTCGACTTTGACCATGGTCAGCTTCTTACTGGTGATCAAGTTGAAATTACCAGCACAGATGGTTCTGCCCTTGATTTTATTGATAGCTACACCAAGACGAGTGTCAAAAAATTTATCTACGTCGACGAGCTAGACGGCATTCGTCTTTATGACACTTTCGCTCATGCAGTGGTCGGAGGGACGACCAATGCAACCGCTTTGGCCACACCTGGGAATAATATTCCAATCAAGGTTGTCGTTCAGAACAGTGAATATCGAGTCCTTGGTCGGGTTCAAAGCTATGAGCTAAACACTCAACGCGAGACTGTTGATGTCACAACACTATCGGATGAGTTCAGAAACCGTATTGGTACTTTGATGTCCGGCTCTGGTCGAATGGCATGCGAGTGGGAGTACACCGGAGACACTGCCAAAGAGCTGCCCAACTACCTCCTTGAGCTTGTGCTCCGCACAAAAGTAGGCAGCACTTTTAAAGGGCGTTTTTACATCAAAACCTCTGGCTACAACCCTGCCAATCACTCAGATGCGAGCAACGACGCAGTTTGGTACGAGGTGAGTGGCGTCTTGACCGCTTGTGCTGTGCAGTTCACACCTAATCAGATGGTGCAGATCACTGCAGACTTCATCACCACAAGCAAGATCGAGATTCGCATGGATCTTGAAGTGCAAGGCAAGCTGCTTCAGGAAAATACTGACGAGATTCTGCTCGAACAGGGCACAACTGACGCGGTCTT